GTTTGTCACTCATTCAACTCTCCTTTGTTTCACCCACGCAACCTCTGTCACGCAGGCCGTGATTAACTACTCCGACTAGGGCTCCCCTCAGAGAGTCACCGTGCAGACGAGCCGAGCCTAAGCCCCTATTGGGCGGGCGCCAATTTAATGGTCTTACTGTCTGAACCCTGGCGTGCTGTGCATCCACACGTTACCTCTCCTAGGCAGCTACCCAGTCCTCTGTTGAGCAGAAGGGCATGCGAGTATCCGTTATCACTCCCTCACGTTTCCGCGCCGGTGAGCCGCCCGAACAAGCGCCTCCCCCTCTCCTTTGTCTGCCCGAAGGCGAGATGCCACACTCCTTGCATCTCCACTTTCCGCTCTCGGCCCTCGTAATCAGCTGGCAGGAACCACTTCTTACGACGCTTAGGGGCCAAGAGCTCCCTTTCCTTCTCCCACAACCCCTTGGGCCTGTAACTTAGAGCGCTTTTATATCGGCGGACCTTCTTCATACTTAAAGAACTAATGAAAGTTCTCGAAGAAGGCCACTGATTTGTCTTGCGCCCTTCGTTAAAGAGGAGCTCGTACAGAGCTGTCCTCTCCTCATACGTAGTCTCTTCGGAAACTTGTATGAGGCGGTCATCCAGGGGTACACTACGGGGCGGAGGTAATTGGTAGTACCACCGTTGGGTCCGGATCTGCTTGTAAACGTTGGGAATCCACGACGGCATCCCAAGATCCTCCATACGGACGTGGTGCTTCTTACAGATACCGCTACGGCTAAAGGCGTCCATCCACTTAGGACCTGCTTTTATGCAGGCAGTGGCCAAATGACGTAGCCCGTCAACGGTATAGACCTCGCCCCCCCCCCTCCGCAGGTTCTGGACCTCCTTCCAGTCTTTTCCTTTTCTTAAGAAAGTAGTCGAGTTGATCTCGGCAACTGCCTGGGAGACACAAGTCTTCTGGGCATTAATCCTAAACCCAACGGGGTAACGGTTCAGGACGTCCCTGCTTGAGCTCGAAATCAGGCAATCGTCACCATTGACCAAGATCGACGACTCGGACCCTCTTGCTGCCCACTTCGCGGCGCAGTAACTTGTCAAGCAGAGGAGTGGAAAAGAGAGGTAGGTGCCCATCATCTGCCCGAACGTCACCCTTGAACCGCGTACCGTTGGGTACAACGACTCGCAGGCGAGTTGCTTCACACGACCGGGGATCGACGTGGCGCGTGACAGGATCACACCAAGCAGAGCTTCGGTGACGTCCAAGCGCAGCCCGTCGGTTGCTCCCACCAAGTCCACGGAGGTCTGCCATTCATAACGGCAGACGCGCTTAATCCGTGAACTCTTGGGTGGACCCTTCAACAACCATCCTGTCTTAGACAGTCTATCGTAAATGGTTTTGTGAAGGGGGCCTAGGAGGTCGTACTCGACGGAAGGTATGCCTAGAGGGCGCACCTTCCCGGTACTAGGGACCTCCTTGTAGCGGAGCCGGAATCTGCCTTTAACAGAAGAAGGCATTCGACCTCGTCTCGTGGCGACCTGGAACTCAGTCCTGTTACTGTTGTTAGCCCACCAGCCGGAGCCCGTCGTAAGGGGCTCCTCCCTTGCGGAGGCTGATGGTACAAAACTTTCACAGAAACTGGTGTAGTTCCGGTCCCAACCGACGGGGAAGAAGCGTCGACACTGTCTTCTGCAGAATTCCCGGAAGTGGGGGGTGGCCTCAGGGGGCGTGGCTTGGCAGGCGTTGGCCTTCCACGCAGGGAACCCTGAGGGGAGGGGGTGTTTCTCGCAAGTGAGATTTGGGAGCGCTCTTTTAATAGACGATAATGACTGAGCGAAGAGCCATCTATCGTAGCGCCCCAACCTTACGAGGTGAGGGAAGGGGCCGTCCCACCCGAGCTGAGCTCGGGGGAACGGCAGGGGGAAAGGTTTCTCCCCGGGGGGAGAAAGGAGATGAAGGAGATACTTGCCAAGATCGGCGGGTCCTAGGTCCGGTAGCTCACCTTTTGCCAGGTGAAAGCGAATCCGAACGACCTTCAGGCCCGACCTTATGGTCTCCTTAGTACGACGCTCGTTGACCGAGCAAGTACATCGTACATTAGTACGATGCTCGCTAGTCGAGCGTTGTACAGTTGGAGAGGGCACCGTCGCCGGTTTTATCCCTCCCGACCATCGTGCTGGTTCACGACAATGTACCATAACCGCAATGTTTCGTCGTTAGACTTCGGAGCGGTATAGCACAGGTATTTTGCGCAGGTCGCAAAATAGCC